GAAACCCAAAGACCTTACATCCCGCCTGAAGGCCGAAATTCCAGACGAAAAGCTGGATGAGCTTTGCACGTTTCTTGTGAAGAACGTGAACCGCTCACGTGGCGTGATGGCGTCCCATTATGACTCCTGGGACAAGGCACTCGACACTTATCGCTCTGTCCGCACACCTGATGCTAACGACATCCGTGCTCGCAACAAACGCGAGCCAGAAAAGATGACTGTGCCCTTGTCCTACGCCCAGGTCAACACTCTTGTCACCTTCCTCTTCCTTGCCTACACTCAAAAAGAATCCATCTTTGAACTCATTCCCACTGGCCCGGAAGACTATGGCAAAGCCCTTACCGCTTGCCAAGCTGTGATTGATCGGGAAGTTAGGAATACCAATTATCACTCGAAGTTGGTGCAGGCGCTGTTGGATATGGCGCGGTTTAACATTGGAGTGATGAAGACCAGCTGGCGGTTTGAGAGCAAAGAGGTTAAGCGTAAAACTGAATCCATTGAACTTCCGTTTGATTTGATGGCTGGGATGATGCTGCCGATGGAACAACCGGCAGAGACGGTGGACGAGGTGGTGATTTATGATGGGAATGAGGTGGAGGTTATCTCGCCGTATTATTTCTTTTATGACACCCGCCAACCGCTTTCGAGCTGGAAACGTGGGCGGTTTGCTGCGGATGAAACACAGTTTCACTTTCAGGAGCTCCGTGCGATGGAAAAGAATGGGGAAGTTTTCGGCACCGAGCACATCACTCCGTTTGATGCAAAGGCTTGGCGCACTAGGCAAAATGGCACGCGGTTGAAGGATATTGATCCTCAAATGCAGCGGAAGGGTGCAAAGACGGATGATTATATGGTTTGCATCCTTACGGTGCAGGCTAAGATTACTCCGAAGGATTATGAGCTTTCTGAGAGTGAAGAGGAAGAGATTTGGGTCTTTGGCATTGCTAATGACCAGCGGATTATTTCTGCTCGCCCGTTGAATGCGCCTCACAATGAATTCACTTATGACATTCTCACAATGTCACCAGACCAGCATACGGAGTTGTGTGATTCGCTCTCGATGTTGATTGATCCGCTTCAGGAAGTTGTCACGTGGTTGCTCAATGCCCGTGTGGCAGCAGTGAGGCAGAATGTGGAAGGTCGTTATGTGGTTGATCCTTCTTTCATCGAGGTTTCTGACCTCACGGCTGGGGCTAAGTATATTCGGTTGAAGAAAAATGCACCTTACAATCAAGGGGTTAGTGCGTTTATCCAGCAACTCAAGACCGTCGATCCAACGGTTACACACATGCAGGATGCAGAAACATTGATGCGGATGATGCAAATTGTGTCTGGCGTCAATGAGAACTCGATGGGTCAAGTTGCTTCTGGTCGTCGTTCTGCTACTGAAAACCGTGCAGCGAATGCTGGGGCGGCTTCAAGAATGAAGCTGATTGCTGCCACTGTGTGGATCGACGGCCTTGCTTCTCAAGGAAGGAAGATGCTGCTTAACACCCGCCAAGACTTGATGTTTGAGACGTTTGAGCGGGTGGTTGGGGAGAATGCACAGGAATTTTGGGGTTTTTTCCATGCGGAAGATCCAACCACTTTGCTTGGCAATGAAGACTACTTCTCCTATGACGGCACGCTTTCTAGCGAGAAGAACTATATTGCTCAATCTTTGCAAGAGCTTGTAGGCATCCTTGCCTCCAACCCCGAGGTGCTTGCTGCTACGAATCTTGACCTTGTCGCTATGATTAAGGAAATTCAAGCGCTTCGTGGGGTGAAGAACCTTGATCGCTTTGAACTCCCACCTCAACCAAACCTCCCTCCAAATGGACAACCCGGAACCCAGCCCACTCTCCCGCCAGGAACTCAACCAGCTCCTCCTATCCCTGGAGCAGCTTAAACAAAATGAAGTCTTTAATGGATTTATTCTTGAAAACCAAGTTGCTTATGAAAAAGGACTTGCAACTATTCTGCAAGATGCTCCAAAAGACTTTGCTCAATTTGCCATCCGTGAGCGCATGATTGGTGCATTGGCGGAAACGAAAAAATTTCTCGATCTGGTTTCCTCAACGGAAGCTGATCTCAACCACAAACTAAACGAACACAATGCCAAACGATAATGACGACCTGGAAGACATTGAAGATGATCTTCCTATTGATGAAAACGAGCCTGGGCTCGAAGATGGAAATGACGACATCCAAGATGATGACGACGGTTCCCAAGCACCACCTCCTGGTGGTCTTACACAACAGCAGATTGTTGATCTTGCCACGCGAGCCGCAATGGCTAACGTGCCGCAGCGTCAACAACAGCAGCTTTCTCCTGAAGAGATTGATGCTAGGCTGAACCGATATAAGGTCAACAAAGAGTTTGTAAAGCTTCTTCGTGACCCTGAGGCAGACCCTGATGCCCTTGTGGCTAAATTCCAAGAGATGATTGACGGTGCGGCTAAATTTGCCACGACGTCTTCACAGCTTTTGTTCCAGGATGCACTTTCCCCGCTTCAACAGCAAGTTGAAGCTCAAAAAGCGTTTGTTCGTGAGCAGCAGACGAAGAACTTTGTCAAACATGTCGAAACTCGCTTTCCAGCGTTGCAAGGAAAACAACGGGTCGTTCGACAGGCCGTGGAGCAATTGGCTGCTTCTGGTTACGTTCCACCCACTAACCCGGACGGAACCACAAACAAAAGCGCGGCACAAAAACAGGTTGCTCTCGTTGCAGAGCAGATGATCCGCCAGATTGATCCGAATTTCCGCTTGAGATCGGTTCAGAACCAGCAACGACAAGCGGGCAGTTTTGGTATGCGTCGTGGAGGCTCCGGAGGTGGTGGCTTCCCGCAAGGCAAAACTGGTGCAGCTTCATTCCTCGACCACCTTTAAGAAACACTTAAACACACAACACAATGCTCGGACTAATGTCTTCGGCTGACTTGGAGTCTACATACTCTGAAAAGGCCATTCGTTCCATTTTTTGGAAATATCCGCAGGGCAAGGCTATCGTGACTTACCTGCTCTCGCTCATGGACAGTGAGGAAACTGACAAACCTAAGTTCTCTTGGTTTGAACAGCGCCACGCTCATGCAGAGTCTACAACTGCTACCTCTGGTTCTCTTGGATCGGGTGGGGCAGGACCGTTTACCAATAGCGCCGTGACCGTCTCGGAAGCCGCTGCTGGGTTTACTTTCACCGCTGGCACGACTTATGGCGTGTTTGTGGCGGATGCGAGTAAGTTCCGCGTGGATGACGTGGTTTGGATCAAGCGGGTGCCTAACGCAGCTGCAAGTGCTTATCTGGACCTCAAGGGTTCGGTTACGGCGATTGACACCACGAGTGATTACATTCTGGTTACGTCGAATGAGACGGTGGCCTCGGTGTCCAATGACACGGATGCTAATTCGATCTCGGTGATGGTCATTGGTAAGGCTGCCGCTGAAGGTGACCGCTCGCGTGAGGGTGGTTATGAGTTCCCGATTGAAGTTGAGAACTACACGCAGATCTTCCGTGAAACGGTCGGTCCGTTTTCTCGCAACGCGCTTAAGGCGGGCCAGCGGTTTGACAAAACTGGTGTTTATACTAGTGCGGTTAAACAGGCTTCTCTTCGTCTTACTGAAGCAATGGAGATGTCTACGTTCTTTGGTGAACGGGCTAATCGTAACGTGACTAACCAGAATGGTAAGTCTGTGCCTCAGCGCTTTATGGGCGGTGTGCTTTGGTTCCTTAAGGAATATGAGAAAGCCTCTGGTGGTTCGTTTGGATATCGTCCTGGCGGTTCAGCTATCACGAGTTCTTCTTGGGCCACTGAAGAGCAGAAGCGCGTGATTCAGGTGAATGGCACAGTGACGATGGCTCAGCTGGAAATGCTGGTGCGTCGTTGCTTTGAAGACACCGCGGATTCGAGCTTTGAAAAGCTTCTGGTCTGTGGCTCGACGCTTTACTCGGTGTTCCAGAGCTACTTTGAGATGAAGTCGATCAAGACGACTACGCTCAAGACCAAGGAAGAGTCTTATGGTATGACGATCAACATGTGGGAAAGCCCGTGGGGAACGCTGTATTTGAAGTCTCATCCGTTGTTCCAGCGCTCTGCTCTGCGCACGAGCGGGTTTATCCTGGACATCGGCTGCCTTGGCTGGAATGACCTTCAGGACTCTGAAGTTACGCTGTTGAAGAATCGTCAGAACAACGATGAAGATGGTCGTAAAGATGAGTTCCTTGGTGAAGGTGGTCTGGTTGTGAAAGCTCCAGAAAACCATATGTATCTTGAAGGTATCACTGGCGTAACCGCTTAATCTTATGGCTGCTCTTACATCTGATAATGTGACGGTCACGAGAGGTTGGACTACGGTTGCTACTCCATTGAATGTTAAGCATAAGCAATTGACGCTTGTGCTTAGCTCTCAGGGTGGCGCTTCCAACACTGTTGATGCGTCAACAATCGGGCTGGGAGTGATCCTTGGTTCGACGATGGCTCAGAAGTCTGATGATGCTTTGGCGTTGCCTACGGCGCCTAGCTATGATGGCTCTAAGCTGTTTTTCTACAATCCCGCGCAAGCAACGGATGCAAACCGTGACGACCCTGCGGACGTCAGTGGCACATTCCGAGTGCTGGTTTGGGGTTATTAATACTTGAGGCTTCGGCCCGTGAGCCTTCAATCACGGGCACTTTTAATTCAAAGACTGAAATGAAACTTCCTACTCAATCCTACGACGGCAAGACTGGATCTGCCAAAGATGTTAGCCAAACTGCTATGCTGGAACCCGGTGCGCGTGAAAGCGTTAAGCGGACCACTGGCACACCGAATTATGACCGCTCAAAGGTCAAGCACGGTGCGTTTGGTACTCTTGGTGTGAAAGGTCACGCCTAACATTAACTTGAAATATCCCCGCTATGCCTACAGTTGGACAAATTAAAGAAGTCGTCGCTGGTTACCTGCACAAGCCCACAACGGATTTTGTGAAAGGTTCTGGTGCTACGGAAATCGATCTGTTGCTTTTAGCGTTAAACAACGCGAGGAAGACCGCAGAGCGGTTTTATGATTTTTCCATCTGTCGCAAGCGGGGATATTTCTCTGTTACAAACGGGGCTACTGATTGGCGGAGCCCGACGTGGTTCTCTGGAACGGGAACCGCAAGAAAAGTTAAGACTTGGTATGAACGAGTTTCTGGTGGCTCGGCTGCTGGAGCTTATGGTGGTGTTGACCGTGTGCTTAGGCAGTTGACTCAGGAACAGGTGGCTAAACTCTATGCACGAGAGGACTATCTGGAGGCTCCGTTGTGGAGCACAGAAAGGTATCTTAGTGATCAAGAGTCCCCGCTTGCACGTGATCCGCTTTTGGGACAGAATTACATTGTCACAGAGGGGAATAATTTTTATTACTATCCACAAAGCACTACGACGAAAGTTATTGTGGTGGATGCGTTTTACCACTGGCCCGCTTGGACGACAGGGACGACGACTGATTGGTGGACAGAGAATGCGGAAGAATTTCTCATCTGGCAAACTCTTGTCGAAGCTAACCGCTTGCCGATGCAGTTTGTCGGTAATTCTGAGGGGAACTTACCTCCGCCGACTAAAGAGGCAAACGAAGCTCTCGTTAAGCTCGTTCAAGCGGAGAAAGATTCAACCGAGGGTGACCTTTTTATTTCTGATCTATGAAACAGCAAATTGATCCAATCGCTC